TCCACCAACGATCCACGGTTTCATCCCAAGTCTCACGGCGAGATTCAGAATCCATCCATCGGCTGTAGCGAGAGATGGCAATAAAGTTTTGAAATGTATCCATCAGTTTCCTCCTGTGCTTCCAAAACCACCAGTTCCTCTTGTAGTCTCTGGAAGTTTATCGACAGAGATGAATGGAAATTGAGTAACAGGTAGGAAGACAATCTGTGCAATGCGATCACCCTTGTTGATTTCGACAGTCTCATATGAGTTGTTTACCAAGGATACCATAATTTCACCTCGGTAATCAGAGTCGATAACACCAACAGAATTCTTTAGGGTAATACCTTTGGATGCCAGACCAGATCGTGGGAATACAAGACCCACGAAACCCTCTGGAATAGCCAAAGATACCCCGGTCGAAATCAGATGACCAGCACCCGGAGCTAGAGTAAGGTTAAGCATGGATTTTAGATCAGCCCCTGCAGCACCTTTAGTCTTATACTCAGGTTTACAATAATCAGTATGGAGAACCATAGGGATACCAGCTGGGCTATAGGAATAAGTAGAAGTATTGTAATTATTGTTATCAGCATAGACAGCTGAGTTTGTGTCAAAGCAAGTAACTTTAGTATCCATTGGTATCTCCTTGGTTTTGTTCTTCAGTAGCCCCAACTATTGGGCAGTATAGTTTAATCTGCTTGGTCTGCTTGTCATACTCACCATCCCGTAGGATGCGGACGCACCTAGCCATAGCCAAACAGTAATCATAATCGTATTTAGTGCCATCCTGTGGCTTGGCTTGGTCATAAGCTGCCAATACAGCAGCCGACCAGTTCCGGGGGTGGACATACTTTAGCCACTTCTCGGCCTTGGCTGGTCCCCACTTCCAGATGCCGGGGATGTTATCCGTAGTATCCCCCATGATCCACTGCTTGTGGAAATTAAGGTCTGCGGTATACTCATCCACAATCTCTGGTGTGTGTTCCTTGTCTGGATTCCAGTGCCAACCGGGTACGGATCTCAGATCCTTGTCGATTGTCACGGCAATACCCTTGCCAGAGGAAGCCATGATACCCATGATATCATCTGCCTCTAGCCGGGGAACTGTCAGAATGTCATGCTGATTGATCAGCTCCAGAGCATAGTCCATGCTGTCTGGAGTCTGCTTACGGACATCCCGGTGAGCCTTATAGGATTCCCAGAAGTCTCGTCTGTAATTATCCTTGCGGCTGCAAGACATGGCAATATAGGTTTTGGTCATACCAGCTGGAGTCCAAGCCTTGATGTCATGCTCAAGTCTTTCCTCTAGATATTCCACACCTTCTTGGTCTGCCCAGAAAGCAACACGATAGCATAGGATATCTCCATCAAGCACAGCAACATCAGGTCTTTCCATCATTCTTTTCTCCTAGGATAATATCTAGTATGTGTTGAACTACTCTCTCGGCATCGGGATCACGGTCTTCTCTTGAGGCAATACACATCTCACAAGAGCATAGGTTTCCAACCAATCCTTCTGACAGGATATGAAACCATTCTTCAAACTTCTCAGTGACCTTGTTCTTGTACTGTCTCTCTGAAAAAGCATTACGAACCACATAGTCAAAGACCTCAGTGTAGTTCTTGTCATTTCTTTCAAGAGCGTTAGCCATTGCTTCAGACTCATGGTTTCTCCACTCAGCCTTGGCTTCTGGTAACTCTCTGTCTCCTGCTGAGACAAAGACAGTTAATGCCTTTAGATCTCTGGCAGTAGCGACCTCATTCATGTATCGACAGTCATCGACAATGATTACCTTCTCATGCCAAGTGTCGGGATCTTCGGTCAACGCCTTCTGTTCCTGCTCATACATGAACTTGATCTTCTCTTTGAACTTCTTTACCCAAAAGTCTGGATCTTTGCTTCTTGCTTCGGAGCCAAGTATCTGGCAGAAAGCGCGGTACTCTTCTGGATTTTTATCCTTAGAGTATCCTCGCTTCTCTGCCTCATCCTTAAGTGCCTGAGCAAAGGGCAGGATTACAGGAGTATATCCTTCATTGTAGGCATACTCACTTAGCCATTTGGCTAGAGTGGTTTTGCCCACACGGGCCTGACCACCGATCATTATTATCAGCATGGAGACTCTCCCATAATTCTTGAGGACTAAAGAGATTGGGAACATCCCAACCTTTAAATTTTAAATAATCACAAATAAAAGTTACACAACTTGATGGTCGTTGCATACCAACGAAGCGACCAAAGAGCTGATAGAAAATCATAGTCTTTGAGTTTGGTTTTGGATAAGAGTATGCAAATTGCATATCCTTTGTATTCATCTCCAACTCTCCGACATTAAACTCGTAGTATTTCTCTATTCCCAACTCTTGTAGTAGCCCCAACTTTAGGGCGCGAATCTTTTGTCCATCAACAACAATATAAGCAAATGGTTCTGTTAAATCGAACTCAAGATGAGCATGAGTATGATAGCTCCAAGATAGTAGCCGAATGAAGTAGTAACGCCAGCCTTGTAATTTTTTGAAGTCGTAGAAACAGATTCTCGCATTAACTCTCATAGAAGATGGGCATCCCTAGATAAGTGGCTAGTGAATGCTCAACTCTAGCTCCTTCGGAATGCTCCCATCCATGAAGCATTACCATTGCATTGCAGTCTAGAATAGCATTCAGATCCCTCTTCATGCATGATCGTAGGTGTTCCTTGGAATCGACCGCTGTTGATGGGTCGAATCCCTCGTCCTCATCCATACGGGCTGGATTGTGAATCTTCCCAATCATCGGATTCTTCTGCCACTTCTTCTCAGCATTATAGAAAGCATCAAAGTTATGGTTTGGATAGCCGCGCATCGGACCAGCAATATACATAGTAAGTGAACTCATGTTACTCCTTAGTGGGTTTCTGCCCAATTAGTGCCGACACGATACTCGGCATCAATACGAATGTTAAGTTTAAGCATTTCTCCAGCAGTCGTTGCAGCCTGTGTGACTGCCTTGCCGAAACTATCGGCACAAGACTTGGGACAAGAGTACTGCAATTCGTCATGGATGTAGGCGAGCTGGCTTGCCCTGTATTGAGCCGCAGCCTTGCTCGCCTCAGCCATCCAGTACTTCGATACGACCGCTCCTGAGCCTTGCAGGAGCGTATTCAGGGCAGCGTGTTCGCTGCGGACTGGAACCTGTCTGCCATCGGGTAGACGAACCTTTCCTGTCTTGACAGTCTCAAACCTGACGGCATCCTGTACCTTGGCAAGTGCAGGGATTTCCTTCTGGAAACGCTCACGCAGCTTACGAGCGGCATCAACGGAGCAGTCGCATACCATAGCAATCTTCTTGTCTCCTGCGCCATATAGATAGGCGTAGATGAATGACTTGGCAAGCGATCTAGTCGCAAGACCAGCAGCTTGTTGATTGTGGGTATGAATGTCTCCGGTAAGGAGAACCTTGGCATACTCACCGTTGTCATACTTAGCCATGAAGTGAGCAAGCATACGCAACTCAAGACCTGACAAGTCAGCACCGACAACGACATCTCCGGGGTCTGCAATCCACAACTCTCTTGCACGATGATCGCCACTTACCTGAGCAATGTTAGGTTGGCTATGTGTGCAACGACCAGTAGCAGCACCCTGAGCATTGATGCCCCCGTGAATGCGGTGATCTCTGCTTGTGTTTGCTCTGGTGTTCCAATCCTCAACCATACCCATAAGCTTGACATTGTTGAAATACTCAGTCAGCTTTTTTGCCTCGGGATACTCAAGGGTAGCAAGCACTGCTTCGTCTACCTTTGGATTACCCTTGTCTGTCAGGGGTGGCTCCCATCCATACTTCTCGTTAAGACGGGAAGCAATCTGCTGTCGGCTACCGGGATTGAAAGTTTCAATCTTGTCCTTTAGACGCTTGCCTGTCTTTTCCGAATGGCGGATAATAATCTTGTCAGGAAAGATTTGACGCATCTCGTCCTCAATGCCAAGTTTTTCCAGCATAAGGTCTTGATACAACTTCTCTCCTGCATCACGGTCGTAATTAAATCCATGCTCTACTTGCTCCATTAGTATCTCGGATACTTGACTCTCAAAGCGAACCAAGTCCTTGTTCTTAGTGATGAATGGCTTCTGTGCATTGTAGATTGCCATACCTAGTCTGGCATCCTGCAAGCAGTAAGTACCCATCTCGTCTGAGTACTGCGCCCATCCACCTGTGTAATCCATCTTGGGGAACTTGAGATACTTGCCCCAAGAAGCCAGAGAGTTATCACCTAGTGGGTGATTGTTAATGTCTGGATGCATCAACTTGCTGATAACGAGCGTATCAACAATGCACTTCGGTCGCGCCATCCCGTACAGCCTACGCATTACGGGAAAATCGTAGCCCCAGATATTGTGTCCGATAATCACGGGCATCTCACTGAGGTACTTGATCAGATCTTTCATCTGATGTTCTAGCCAAAGGATCGGATCTTCGTCATTGACCTTGGTAGCGGCGCATAGAACTCTAGTCGCTTCTGTATATGGCTTACCCTTGCTGTCAAGGATAAGCTCACCCAATCCGTTACCTTCGATGTCAAGGACGCATACCTTCATTTAGTTCTCCTCTGGTTCAAAGACTAGTGAGCCATCCTCAGCTACGGCAAAGCCGATCTCCTTGAGGCGACCAGTAGTATGATCATAAAACAGCGTAGCAGCAATACCAGCCCGACCTGTCAGGCGATTCTTGAGTACGCGAACAATTGTAGTATTGGCAATCTTGTGGTCTGCATTCTGACGATCACGCTCAAGAGCAACGACCGTATTAGGTACACTAGCCAAAGCACCGGAGCCTCGTAGATCCTGCAGAGTAATGCGGTCGCCTTCCTCATATGCTTTCTCCGACTTCTTCAGCTGAGATACGATGTCGATGTGGACACCTGTACGAACAGCCAATGCTCTTAGTTCCTTCATCAATGTGTCAATGATGATTCGTTCTGAACCACCACCCTCAACATCCTTGTCATGCATTCCCATTAGACCAGCCGCAGCAGCGGTGATGTGATCAAGCACGATGACCTGAACACCAAGGGACACAGCCATGAACTCCATACGAGCAAGCAGATTCTGCATGGCATTATTGCCAAGGTGATCATAGATGTAGAAGCTAGTCTCGCTGAGCTTGCGCTTGGCGGTATAGTACTCTTCATCGGTAAGATCATCAATCATCTGCATGTGAATGGGATTCTTGCCCATCTGCACACGGAGATCATTCATCATGCGGCATGCACGAATAGCACGGACAGGCTTGTTAAGCATGAGGCTGATCATGTCATCCATTGTCTCCTGTGGAGATTCCTCAAGCATGATGCAGCCTACGCTGCGACCTTCGGAAAGGTGGTGCATCATCAGTTCACGCAGGATAGTAGACTTGCCTGAGCCTGTGCCGGATGCCCATAGGGTAATCTCGCCACCACGCTGTCCGATAAGAAACTCAGAGAGTCCGTCATAGGGGAAGGGATAAACCTTCGTAGCAGTGATTGTCTCGGATGTATCCACGATCTTTGAGATATGCAGGATCTCATCCGGAGAGTACTGGTGCGCTTCCCAGATAGCAGACACAAGCTGCTTTGTCTGGGCATTGACAAGACACTCATTGGCATCCTTGTAGGGAAGCTTGGCAATCTTGCACTTGCCCGGAGGCAATAGCTCAGCCACTTCGTTAGCAGCCTTGATACCCGGATCATCCATGTCAAAGCAAAGGACAACCTCTGCATATGAATTGATGAACTCAAGATTATCTCGGATAGACTTGGCAGCAGACTGCGCTCCATTAGGAATGGATACGACAGGCCATGTACCGCCAAGTACCTGATTGACAGTCATGCAGTCGATCTCACCCTCGGTAATGACCAGACGCTTGCCACCATTCTTCCATAGGTTCTGTCCAAAAAGCTCAGCACCCTTTGCCGATCCCTTCCAAGCAAACTGCTTGTTAGGACCACGGAGATGCTGACCTAGCAACTCGCCATTCTGATAATAATTGGCGACATGAACCTCCTTGCCGTTTACCTTGGCTACCTGATAGCCATAGAGTCGGCAAGTCTTTTCCGTAATACCACGATCCTCAAGATCAATGTAAGAGCCAGCGATAGGCTTGAACTCCTTAGTCTGCATCGTAGTCGTTTCATCTAGCATCTCTTTTCCTTTTGTGTTACGGTGATAGTTGCACTTGAAACAATACACATGGTCATCATAGACCGCGAGATTGTCTCCGCTACGGTCTTCACCTTTAGATGTACAGCGGGGGCATTCGGTTTTCTTTTGGAACAGACTCATTCATCACCAGTTCTCTTCGTTGTAGGTAACACCCTTGCTCACTGCAATGGTGCGGACAATCTTCAGAAGCAACTCATCAGACATACTGAAGGCAACCACCGGAGTATCCTCACGGGTACGGAAACCGTCAGTATGCGGAGTCTCGGAGATAATAAAGTAAGCAGTAGGAGACTCAGTTGGGAACTCAATCTTCATGTAGAGCTGCTTAGATGGCATGCAATCTCCACCACCAATAATCTCTGGACCACCACCAACTGGAAAGTTCATCTGCAACCACTCACTTGTATCTGCATTATTCATCATTCGTCTTTTCCTTTGCCCCAACCTAGTTCGTTGGGATATGGGTTCTTCATAGAACGAAATGCTACGGCAATTTCATTCCTTAAATTGTCACGCTGTTCAACCAGTTTATCATACTTTGCCTGAGTCGATGTGCCATCTGTCTCAAGACGACCAACCTTGTAGCTAAGAGCCGCAAGATCATAGACTAGCTCCTCTAATTCATTTAGTTTCTTCATTGTTATTCTTTTTTGGTGTGTTGAAAATAGCATCATAATTCTTTTCATATTGCTCTCGGTCAACGGGACGATATCTATCGCCCTTACCAGCACCAGTAGTATGATCTCTCTTCTTGGCCTTTAGCCACGGTTTGTTCTTAGACATGTTTATCCTCCGTAATTAGATAACCCCAACCTCTTGCCTTTGCTGCAGCGACTACGGATATCTTTCCATGCAGTGCATCATAGGCAATCAGTTCTCTTCTTGCCTGATCTCTTTCGTGAGTGACCCACTCTAACTCTTGAACAACTTGAGCTAGAGGATCATCACTCACCGTCAGTTACCTTGAACTTTTGATTGTTGATATGGGCTTCAATCTTCTCATCTAACTCTACCAGTTTATCTAGAAGTTGTTTCTTTTCTGGGAGCAGCCATGCATTCTTACCGTTGTCAAAGCAATCCCATCTCCACTTCTCAGCAATCTTTTGAGGATCTGCGGGAGACAGTCTTTCACAGTACAAGGCTCTTACTTCGTCTAGTTCGTTCTTCAGATAATCAATCATACTATACAACTCAGCAAACTTCTTTGCGAGAACAATATGACCACCAGTAAAACCATATTCAAACTCGTCATTCACTTGTCGTCCTCCATGAAGAAATTTTTCTCATTAATTTCCTCAAACCGCTTATCAAGTTCCTCTTGCAACTTCTTGCCAGCATCAGACTGCTTCCACGCTTCGATGGCGGGGTGATCGCAGGAGCAGACAAGAGCCTCGTCCGTATCGGGTCCAACGAGCATCCCGTCCCACTCGTTGCACCAATGCCATCCGGCTTCCCACTCCTCTTTGGTGAG